CGCTTGCAGAACAAGTTTATCTTCAATAGTTGAGCGCAGTTCTTTTCTCTTAATCTTCTTTTCGTTTAAACCAGTTAAGTAAGCTAAAATCATAAGTCGAATTTCTTTGAAAGATTGTTCCGTCATTACGACTAATACTTTTTCATTATAGCCAACTTGTACCCACATTCTGCGGCTTTGACTATATCTAATTGGAAATGCCAAATAACACGCATCAGCAATAGCTTGTCTAGTTTTACTTAAGCCGCTACTACCAGAGCGTACATAGAGCGTTCCCTTTCGAGCACCGCTTACACAAGTATTAAAAATATCGCCGCATAAGGGAATTCCAACTTCTGGATTATTATTAAGATCTTCCAGGAGGTCTTCCATGCCGTCAAAAACATTCTGACCCTCTGAACCCTCTCCGTTGGAATAATTTCTTTCAACCTTTAGGATTTTGAGCTTTACGGCTTCTATAATATCTTGAATATCTAGATTAAGATATTTTTCATTAATCTTAGTCTGCTCTTGAGTAATCGGATTAATCTCATAAAATTCTGACGTATCAATTCCCATCTTGCGAAAATCTCTCAATAGATTTTCTTTCTTCATAAGATTATAATAAACTGAAAATGATTGTTCGTTCGCTAATTCGATAGCATCACTTAAAAGACCAACTCCATTTGAGTTTCTAAAAATAGAACCCATTCCACTAGAGTCTTGTAGAAATAAATCAACATCTTGTACTTTTATTAAGGTAGAACCTTCTTGAGCAATACAAGCAATAGCGTAAAAAATATGTTTATGAAGTTTTACATCGAAGTCGTCTACTGTTAAACTATATTTATCGGTCTGGGCAAGCAGGAGAGGATCTTTCATAAGGGAGCCGATTATAATTTTTTCTGTGTTTTTATTTGCCATCTATACCTCCCCTACGTTATTCTGGTGCTTTAATTGTCTTACTCTTTCTTTGGACTCTTTGAATTTCAATCGGTTTAGATTCAATTCTTTGTTTTGCCATTGATTGAATTTGCTCACAGATACCAGAACTTTTATTTTCTTTCTCAACCCAGTAAGCGGTTGCTTCTTTATATACATGGGGAACGATACCAATGCCGTATTCGGGCTTCCATGGTTGTTTTTTAATTAGGAAATACCAATAAAGTGTGAAGTAAATTCCTTTAGGTGTCATGCGCTGGTCAACTTGCTTCCCTAATTGAGAAGATATCATTCCGTAATTATAATCGCCTTTTAAATCTCTGGCAATTAAATCAAAAACTAAGTCGAACCATTCTTCATCTGTATGAGTCTTAGAAATCTTCCAACTTTCATAACACTCTTTGTGGTAATAGAAATTACGAGAGGGCATTATCCAAAAACTATTCTGTGTTTCTGGTTGAGCATCAAAACTTTGTCGACATACTCGACAAGTAACCTTGTGTTTCGGAGCCATTACTTTCTTTCCTTTCTATAAATTTGTCGTAATAAAAGTAGGGAACGGTACTACTGCGCCGCTCCCTAGGAAATTAACTATTCTAATAATCTAATTTGTTAATCAGATTCTTCCTTAAGGTCTCGCATCTCCATGATGAGTAACTCGAACAAATCTCGTTGATCGGGAGTGATTTCCGATAACCTTTCTTTTGTGCCTCCGAAAGTCCTATGTAAACTATCTTTAATCTTTTTTGCATTTTCAATATCTATTCCAATCAGTTCTTGCCAAAGAGTTCTTGCTTCTTCTAATAATTCTTCAAAAGTAGGCTCATTTCTCTTTGATTGCAATAGTCCTGCTTTATCCTCTTCAGTTAAAGTAACATTCGCTTTCGTGGCAGCAAGTTCAATTGCTTTAATTAGTTCATTAACTAGGTTATTATAACTGAATTCAATTTTAGTTGGGAGATATTGAAAACGACTGCCGGCTAAAATTTCAGGGGTAGCTCTTGTATACAAATAGCGCTTTGTGCTTCCATCTGGCTGAAATTCAACTCCAATATAAGAAATTAAATCTACCATGCCATTGATTACTTCATAAGGACGCTTATTCAGATTGGGAGAGATAATTTCTCTACTAGCACTTTCGCCCACTTCTTCTACTCTACTTTGAGAGTGAGTGATAAAAATGATACCATAACCCAAAAGGGTAATCTCTCGAAATGCTGCTTCAAATTCTTGAACTGCCATTTTATAACCAGCACCCCAAGGAATTTCAGATAGTTTATCTACTCCGTTCTGAGAACAGATATATTTTTCAACTAGATCCCATGCAATATTAACAGTGTCAATTGTGATTGTTTTAAACTTTTCTTTAACTTCTGGTCTACGAAGTTCTCGTAAAACTTTTTTAAAATCAGACCATCTTTCCATATCTACAACAAAGAGTTCTGGGATACCATGATATCCAATTTCAAAAGCTAATAGTAAATTATTAGGAATTTGAGCAGCAAAACTCGTTTTACCAACCTTAGGTTTTGCGTATAACCAGATGAACTTACCTCTAAGGTCTCTTGAGATAGTCGTAGTTTTTAAATTTAATAAATCAATTTCCATTTAGGTTTACCCTCCAATTTGATGGATTAAAGAAAACCCAAATCAATCTCCGATTTCGCAGGTGCTTTTCCTCGTCCTGAATCAGGAGAGGCTGCTGACTTTCTTTTCTTATCTTCACGAGTTTGCAATACCATTGCGTGTTTAGCATCAAGAATTCTCTTGATATCTTCTTTCTCAATAGTAGCGTCAGAAGGCGCTCTAACTCCAGTAATAATCAAGTTGCTTTGATTAATAGTGCGTGTTTTTTGAAGAGATTGCGACTTCTTCAAAGTATGTTTCAGTTGCCATTGAGAAGTCTAGGAGACCGCTGAAAGGAACAACTTGTCCTACTTCATATGAAGCTTCAAGCGCTGCTGCGATATCTTGACGGTTAGTTTTTAATTTAACAACGTTGGGAGTTTCTTTCCAACCTACTACGATACCAGTAATTTCAAGAGCGCCAGTTTCTACGCCCTCTTTATCAAGTTCGCGCTCGATTTTTGCAATGTAAGCTTCAACTTCCCAAACAGCACGTTCGTGAACTTGATCTTTTTTAATTTTAGTAATAAAGCTGCCCTTAATACGTGGGAAGCGCACAAGTTGCTCAGCGTCATTAATATATTCATTGACTTCAATAGAAGCGCCAGTAGCACGGATATAATCAGCTTCATTTGCACCAACAACTGCTACTGAATTAAACTCTTTCATAACTTTTTCTAAATTGTCATAGGATTTATTTTTTGCTCCAGCGTTAGTAAGCTGAGTTGCGAAGAAAGATATCGGAACATCCAACATTTTCATTTCGCCCTCAATTTCTTGATTAACTTGGACTTTAATAGAGCCGATAATTGCTGTTTTACTTTGACCATCTCTTACATAGTTATGATATTTAAGATCAACTTCACTTAAAAGACCTTCTACAATTACAATATTTTTATGTTGTGGTACTACTGCCATTTATTTTTCTCCTCTTTTTTAAACACTTAAATAAAATTGATTTAAGGGTGTGACCGAAATCACACCCTTAATTATTTTTTAGACGGTTGCTTCGTCTGCATCAACATAAGCTGCACCTTCGTCGGTCAATACTGCATAACCAACAGGTTTTTCGCCACCATTTTTGTCCGCACGTTTTTCATAACGAGCCAATGCACCGCGTGTACCATCTTTTTTAGCCGCTAGGCCCAATGTGATACAAGGACGTACTTGCTTTTCCTCTAGTCCCATAGCTTCGGCGATTTGTTCAATAGAAACACCCTCACCAAAATCAAATTCCTGTAGATATGCGAGAACTTTACCTGTTTTTTCTGCTAATTTAGCCATTCTTTCTTTTACACTCCTGTTTTTCAATTTTTTTATTAAGTAAAGTAAGAAATTAACTTTTTACTTCTTACTTTCTATAATATAATTATAGCACATTTTTAAACTTAAAGCAAATTTTTATTTGTTGTCTTTCGATATTCACCTTTTCCCACTCGGATATCACTTACATAGGCGTCATCGATGTTTTCAATATTTAACTTAGTCCTACTTTTATTTAGATTCTTAACTTCTAAGCATCTGAACTTTTTATCCACTGTATATAAGACTAGGAATCCTTCTATATTTTCTGGGAACACATCGATAATTTCATCACCTGTTCCGATGTTAAATATTTTCGAGGCGCGATCGGGTTTACGCGTTGTTCTGAAGACTGTACCTGAGCGGCTTACTGCTAGGTAGGTATTCCCGCTTAAGAGAACTTTTACAACAGCTTCATTTTTGGGTCTGTTTAAATAAATCTTTCCGGATTTAGTGAAGAATAATAGGCGCTCTCCTTCATCGGCGTTTAGTTCGATTAATTTTGTGCGTCTTGCATCACCAAATTTATTAGAAATGTCTTGGAATCCTTTTTCGAGAACTTTTTTAAGTAGATTTTCGTCTGACAGAGTCTTCAAAATATACTCTCTCTGTTTGGAAAGAGTGTCCATTTCTTCTTCAAACTTAAATATCTCCATGTTAGTAAGGCGCGATAGAGTTAATTTTAAAATAGCTTCTGATTGTAATTCTGTAAATCCAAAATCATTTATAAGTTTAGTTTTGGCGGTTGCTTTATTTGAACTAGATTTTATTGCTTTAACTAATTCCATTATAATGGAATGGGCTTTAATATATCCTTCTAGGATATGAAGTCTTGCTTCGATTTTCTTTAGATCAAAATTAAATGCTCTTATGTAGATTTCGCGCTCATGTTCTAGTCTTTCTTGAAGGAGTTCTTTCCATGTATATAACTTAGGCTGTCTTCCATTATGTAACATATTTAGATTAATACCAAAGTGAGATTGCAAAGATGTATTTCTATATAAATATTGAAGGACATTTTCAGGCGCAGTTTTTTTACTTAGATATATTTTAATATTAGGAGTTTCTCCTGTTAAATCGATATAGCGCTCTATGCCTGGATTATCTTGTGATTCTAAAATTACATCAAGTTCTCCGCATATTGTATTAGTATACACGTTATATGGAATTTCAGTTACTATAATCGCATTATCTTTCATATCGTAATGAGATACGGCGCGTAGTTTACAAGCCGAACCCGTACCTTTTCTAAGCGATTCCTTGACTTGGGGTTCGTTAATTAGAAGCGCTCCCGTGGCGAAGTCTGGCGGACAATAAATTTCTTCAAAAGCTACGTCTGGATTCCAAAGCAACTTAATCAATGCAGCATTTACTTCCTTCAGATTAAACTGGGGAATAGACGCAGCAAGCGCAACTCCAATTCCTTGGGTTCCGTTTACGATATTGAAGAAGCCCTTGCTCGGAAGAACGCCTGGATAAAGATTCTTTCCATCATAGTTTTCTCGCCAATCAGTAATCGTATCCTTGTCTAAATCTTCAAACATATGCGTGCCCAAAGGTGAAAGCCTCGAGGAGGTATATCTTGGGGCCGCGTGGCTATTAGGTTCAATTAGAGTTCCAACAGTTCCTTCGACTTCAATTAGTGGATATCGCATTGCATAAGTTTGTCCTAATCTCATAACAATTCCAGTTAAGCTAGAATCGCCATGAATATAATATGTAAAAGCATATCCAACAGTCTTTTGTGTCTTTTCAAAATCTTTATCATATGTTAGTTTATTTTCATACATAGCAAAGAGTATTTGACGAGCACTAGGTTTAATAGCGTCCCTAGCGTCTACTAAAACACGTGATTGAAGTACCGCACCAGAATATTGTAAAAAACTTTCTTGGATAACTTCATTTATGTTTTTGCTCATTCATGTACCTCTGTAAAATCTAAAAAGTTAATTAAAAATTCTTTTCTTGGTGTGGCATCTTTTCCCATTAAATCTGATATCATACTAAAAGATTCTTGATCGGGTTCTAGTCTTTCAAGGCGTTGATTGGTGCCAAACATAGACTCTTTAGCCTGTTTGGCTTCCATTGAACCAAGACCTTTTGCTCTACTGATTTTACCTTTAACTTTTCCAGCCTCTTTAGCTGCATTAAACTCTTGGTCAGTATAATAATATTGGCTAGGTTTTCCTTTAACAATATATAGCGGGGCTTTCAACCAATATAAGCGATTCTCCTTGAAGAACTCCGGGATTAGGGTTTGGAAGATTGTCAAAATTAGTAAAGCGATATGATCTCCGTCTGAGTCTCCATCCACGCAGATGGCGACCTTACCATATCTCAACTTAGAGGAATGATATTTTCCAGGGATAACACCTAGCGCGCTGAATAATAATTTAATTTCTTCATTATTATATACTTTTTCTTCAGAATTTGTTAGCGGGTTTATCATTTTACCCATTACTTGAAGAATTCCGTATTTAGAACTATCTCGAGCAAGAGCCATACTTCCAGCGGCGCTCTTTCCTTCTACGATTAAAAGCGTTGCCTTCTCTCCTAGATGTTCAGCGTCTTTCAATTTATCAGAAGCAAAAACTTTTCTTTTGATATTCTTTTCAATATCCTTGCTCGCCTCTAAGACCTGTCTGCGAGCTTTCTGCGCGGCTTCCTCAGCCTTTCTTTCAGTGCCTAAGAAATCTAGCACCTTGCCGAATTCTGAGAAATCTTTGGCAAAATTAGTAAGTAATTCGGTAGCGGCTCTTTGTCCAATTGCATTTAGCTCTGGATTGTTTACTTTCGTTTTGGTCTGATTGGCAAAACTCGGATTCGGTATCCTAACTGATATAGCATAGATTAGACCTGTACGGGCTAAATCTCCATTTAAGTCGGGGATTTTCTTCTTTAGCCAGCGAGTAAGTGCCATTTTAACTCCGGTAAGCGGCGTACCGCCCTCGACGTTTTCTAGTCCGTTTGTGTATACGAAAGAGCGCTCTCTGCCTTTAGTCCATTGGAGCGCTAGTTCTAATTCAATCTCATTATCTTTGATTAAAATTTGTACGGGTGCAGAATGTATTGGGTCTTTAGCGTAATCTTTAATAAGGTCAACTAATCCATTTTTAGATACATAGGTAACTGTTTCATTGTTTACGTGATTTATAACTATAAACTTAAGACCCTTGTGTAAATATGACCAGTTTTTACACATCTGATGTACTACTTCAAAATCTACTTGTATTGGTTCAAGTCTATAAACTTCTTGAGAAGATACCCATTCAACGACTGTTCCTGTTTTCTTTCCAGTCGACGGTTTCACTTCAAAGGATTCTTTAATACCTTCTCTAACTTTAAGAGTCGCCATTTGAGAATCTCTATAAGTAGTGACAATAAATTCTTCCGCAGAAAGAGCAACGCCTTTAGCGCCAATTCCATTGGCTCCAATTACACTACGATAGATTTTACTATCAAATTTTCCACCACTATGCGCCATTAAGTAAATAGCTTCTAATGCTTCAGAACCATCTTCACGAACGCCAAAAGGACAACCTCTTCCTTCGTCTGAAACGCGGAGTCGGTTGTTCCCTAAGTATTCTACGGTAATATTCTTACCGTAGCCCATAATAGATTCGTCAATACAGTTGGAAATAATTTCACGAATACATTGAATGACTGCTTGATTATCCGCACTTCCCATATACATTTCAATACGTTTTCTAATGGCGTTACGGAAATCTAGGGTTTGAATATCATTCGCTTCGTATTTCTTCATTAATTTCTCCTTTCTTTTTTATTCTTTACTAATTAAGTATATCATTAATTTTCATTTGTGTCAAAATATTAACCTTTTAAGAAATAAAGTTCGTCGCGAGCGCGAGTTACGGCCACATACATAAGCCGCTTATCTTCATCTTCTCTCCATCGTTGATCTGCGATAATCACTTTGTTGAATTCTAAACCTTTGCTATTTCCCATTAAAAATCCATTTTGAACAAATTGAGACTTTCCTTGCATTTCTAAACAATAAGTTGGTTCCTCATCTAACTGTATTATCTGTTCAATTTTTTCTATTTGATACTCTTGAAAAATATGGTAAATCTCCATTAACCTTGGGTGACTATTGAAATATTTTGTATTATTTTTATATAATGTGTTTATTGTTTGCTCGGTTAGTGCAGAAGTCTTTCTATTCCTTAAATTATTTCGATTACTACTTGTCATAGTTAGGTCAGGCTCATACTCCAATAATATTTCTTTTAGTACTAACGATTTGTTTTTAATATATCTTTTACTTTGGTGATTGTCGAGTCTTTCTTGTTTAAATTCAGTTATAAAACCAATTTCTTTAAAAACTTCTGCTCCATTAGAATAAATTTGTAAATTATTAACATTCTTTTGACTTTTATACTGTTTAAATACAGGGTCTACACCCAGGGCAAACAAAATAGTTTGAAGCTGCTCTTTCATTTTATCATTTTTAAATGTAAGACAGATGTGATCAAACTTATTATTTTTCAAATGTACTGTACCATCCTCAAATAAACCCCTTAGAAAAGATTTCCAAATTTTTTCTCCACCTTGTAAAATCTTATCTGAAATAAATTTATTATGACTATCTATTCCGTTAAAATTTTGTTTAAGAAAGGTCAATATATGAACTGAACTACACTCTGTTATATACATATTCTCATGATATTTATCACCTTTTTTAATAAAGATTTCTTTTCCAAAACATTTTTGAACTAATTCAGCAAGTCTTTCACAACATTCAATGTGCTCTTTGCAATAGTGTATGCTGGATTTATTTGCAGTTCCATCTGCGGTATACATGCCGATTAATTCTGCTAAATCTTCTGTTAAGAAGCTTGGCTCATCCCATAACTCTGTTCTAACATCTAATTCTTTTTTATTAACTGGAGAAAGTGGAACTAAAGGAACGTCATAGGTTATATTTTTTCTTAATAAAAGCTCCTCATCTCCAGAGAGATCAATAACTTTTTTCTTTTGTAACCCATCTTTTGTGACTATAATCACGTCATGATTGTCCGTTAGTTTAATATTATTTCCATACTGAGTAACAATGTTCTTAACGGGTTGAACTCCATTTTCAATAAAATTTTCTACCCTACTAAGCTCCTCTCCATTATAGATTAGCTCATCATAGTCTTTCTTATTTACAACCTCATCAATTCTTTTAACTCCGTTAGAGGTGTGAACTAGCGTATCCCCTGTCATACAAGAGTGTATTGTCAGTACTTTAACGGCGTTTTTATACATTTTCTCTGCGAGTTCTTCTAAACTACCCTGCGCTTGTCTAAAGGTAATACAAGGTATTCCCTTATTCTCTAATTTATAAATGAATTCTTGAACACGGGCATTACTCCTGCATAGAATAGTCCATTCACCATATCCAGTTCCATTGTCGCTTTCGCGCTTGATTAAATCTACGACCGAGCGTTCGCGAATTTCTTCTACCAGACCTTCTTCTTCTCTAAGACCGCGTACTTGCATTTTTGGAATATCGCGCATTTGTCGTAATACCCAGTTAGAGTATTGTAATATTTCTTTAGCATTGCGATGATTCTCAATCAGATTATATGTAGTAACGTCACTACGCTTTGAAATACCAAGAAGTAATGAGGGATCTGCTCCACTCCAACTATAAATGGTCTGGCGAATATCTCCAACTACTAAAAATGCAGAAGGACAAAGGATATCAAAAATGAAATTAAATTGATTTTCTGTACTGTCCTGCGCTTCATCTAGAGCAAGGAATCCAATCGGGTTAATAACGCTTTTATTCTTTTTAACTAATTGAAATAAGCCGTCAAAATCATCATTCTTGCGGACGACAGAGGTATTAATTCCATTATCAGTTAAGAGTTTATTGGCGTATCCGTGGATAGTTCCGATGAACATTCCGTCTTTATAGTCCTCGCCTAATCTTTGCTTAATTTCTGCGGCCGCGTTATTTGTAAACGTGACACATATCATTCTCTCAGGATTTCCACCGTGTTGAAGAATCCAACGAACTCTTTCAATTAGTGCAAAAGTCTTACCTGATGAACTTGCTGATAAGACAACAATACGTGTTTTTGGCGACTCTACCACCTTTCTTTGTTCTGCTGATAATATATTCGCCATTTAACCTACCTTCATGTTGAAACCCATTTTATAAGTTTCAAAAAAATCTATATAATATTTCTCGCGCTCAGCAAGAACTTCTTTAGGACATTCCTCTAATAAATCAAAGGAGAAATTATCGAATCCTTCTTTTCTAAATGCTTTATGAATTTCTTGATTAGATATTGTTCCAATTCCAAGCGCGCTTTTAACATGATTAATCCAGCGGCTCTTTACTTTGGTGCTCTTTCCGATATACGCTAAACCAGATTCATCGGTAATTTTATAAATGCCGCATGGGTCTGCGTTATTTAGAACTCTCTTTGCCATTTCGTTAAGTGGCGTTCTAAGATACGTTTCATAGATCAATTTTCTTAGAACTTCTTTATTATGGATATTTTTTTCAATATCTAAGAGATATTTAATATCTTCTTCAGCCTCTGGGCTAAGAATGATACGATGATAATCTCTTTTCATTTCATTAAGACGTTCTCTCTGTATTGTCTCATTTATGACTTGGCGCTTTTGTTGGTATTCTTGAAGCTCATTTCTTAATGGCTCAATAAGTTCATTTAGTTGTAAGCGCTCGACAACTAATTTCTTTAAAATTTCTTGGTGTTCGTCTTGTAATCTTTTTAATTCAGATTCTTGGTATTGTTTTAATTCGAGATTAATATTTTGTAATTGTGTTTCTTTTATTTGTTCGAAATTTATTTCATTTTCTTTTTCATGTGTGGCCATTTCTTCAATAATTAAATGATTTTTAGTATTCATATCTTTTAATAATTCTATTTCTGATTTAGCAGATTTTTTAAAATCATTATAAGATTCCTGCAAGTAATTAAAATCTTTAATTACTTTTTCATATTCTTGATTTTGCCAGGAATTATCTGTTATTTTTTTCTTTAGTTTTCTATTATTAAAATATAGAATAGCTAACCAAAATATTAATGAAAAAATTATTCCTAAGAATAAACCTAAATTACTTGTTCCCACGTCCTTTCTCCTCTTTGGCAAGTTTAAACCTAATATCATGGTTATGCCATTTAGTTTTTACTCGATATATTTCTTTATAAATATCTTTTAGTTCCTTTATATTATCAAAATCATAATATGGAACTCGATAAAGTGGTATCTTTTTAGTCAGCGCATATACGTTCTTGCGAACATCCTGTTCTAAGCGGTAATTAAAATCAGAACTCGTCTTTGTAAAATATTTACTAAAATGGAAGTGCTGCTCTCCATCATATTCAATAAAACATTGTATTGAATCATCAAAGTTATAAATCACAAAATCAAAGCGCATAGGTTTACCCCGCGAACTTTTTAAGTCCGTGGGGCTAAACTCGATAGAATATTTAATTTTGTTTTGATTAAGTATTCCCGCTATTAATAATTCACCTTTCGTCATAGTAGTTGATTAAAAGAACAATCTTTAAAGTTTTTATCATCACGCCAACAAACTAATCTGCCATGACGGATTGTAGGAATTTCTCCAGAACGATCGATTTCCATCGCTTGAAGCTCAGCAACTTTTCCTTTCCAAAATTTAGTATTTAACTTAATACCTTCTTTTACTTCATCGGCGATGCCGCTAATCCAACCAATTGGAATGATTGTATTGTTCTCGCTCATTAAGCCGATTTCTACTGAACCTGCCCAGTCATTGTACCAAAGTTTAGTTACGGGTTCAAGTTGAGGATTACCGGCGCGAGTGCTTGAATCTCCATAAACTCTTTTTTCTGCAATCGGGTCATACCAGTAAGGCCAAGAATCAATCTCCTTACCTGTATAACGATAAGTCGCGTCTTTATAATTACCTGTGAGGAATACGTCGATAGTTTCTTCAAGTTCTTTTTTAAGTTTAAGTGTATTACGAGCGGTACGTTTACCATAGCCATAAGGAGAATTTTTCTTTGTTATTACGACACCTTCACCGCCCTCGGCTAGGATACGAAGCCAGTTCTCGTGGATTTCATCTGGCGTAGTATAGTACGTTGCATATTCTACATAATCAAATTTATAACATTCTTCTATATGATTCAGATATTTAATGCGATTCATAATAGGATAAGAGTCTACTAATTCACCAGCCCACGCGAGTACATCGAAGATATAAAAATGTAACTTGTCTTCATCTTTCTTTTGACGCTCGATCGCTTTATCTAATTTGCAACCAAGAATAGAAACAACGTTTTTAGAAGTCTTATTTTTCAAATAGACTTCACCAATTAGGACAGTTCCTGCGGGAAGAGTAGTGAAGAAGGGCTTGAGGTGAGGAAGCCAATCGACTTTTTCAACTACTCCAGAAACGCCTCTATTACGACTGCATAAGAGCATATTGCCCTCATCGTCTTTGATGAATCGTTCAAAATATCCATCTTTCTTTTCGGAACCGACATAATCATTTGAATATAGCATACTATTTAATTCAGAAGCTCTTTTTTCAACGTTCCATGTACTAGGAAAGCTCCAATATTTTTGAGCATCAAAACCTTCATAGAAATCTTTTCCGCAAACAAAACCTTTACTCATCAATTTCACCTTTACTTTCTATATTATATAATTCTTTTAAAATAAATCGGATTGTTCCTATATCGATATTTGCGAATATTGGTAAAACTGAATCTTCCATCTGTTCTTGGACTAAGCAATTTTGAGATACAAATAAATCATGTTTTGCTGCAATCTGAAGCGCAT